TGAAGTATTAAAATGTATTTCATAGTCCTATATTATCCTATTTTATTAATTACTTGCATATCCCATGAAAATGATTATATATCTTTTCATGAATACTAACAAAGAGGTTATCATGAATGACGACAAAACAAAAGCTTCAGCTGGTATTGCTGAAAACTTGCAAGAGGCTTTGGTTTTAAGACCTGAATGGGAAATAAAACCTAAATCAATAGATAAGTCTGAAGTGTTCTCAGTTTTTTTTAATCGAAAAACGGACACCTTAGAATTAATGGTTAACAACGAACCATACAAATCAGTAAAGGTGAGAGATAGTTTGGAAGGCCAAATTAAATTTCACGATGCATTAAGCCATGTTGTAGCAAAAATAGAACTCTGGAGGGTTAATGCAAAAAATTAATATTTATTCTAAGTCACCAGAGTTTGTAGAGTTTATAAAAAAAATAGACTCTATTTTATCTAAAACCCAACACTTAACTGTTGATGGCAAAGAACTTGATGCGACTGATCAACATTTCAAAGATCAACGTACAAGGTTAGCAACAGTGAGGTTGGAGTTTGATCATGATGCAGCTCCTGTGTATCCAATTAATGAATGGGTAGCAGCGGATCTAATTTATTCTGAATTAAAAGCAATTCAAGATGAAGAAGATATCAAAGCTTCAGTAGCTGTTCAAAGATGGGGTAGAAATGATTAATAAAAATGTTTTTTATTTTTTTCTACTTCTATTCATAACGTTAATCTCACCAAAAGTTTTTTTATTAGCTATTGGTGGATTATTTTACTCAATGCTGTTCTAACCCAAAGGAGGAAAAGATGAACACACAAATAAAAAATAAATTTTTTGAAACTACTGATTACAGTAGGTTTAAAAAAACTAGAGGTAATAGACCTGTAGATCCAACACACGTGGAGCAGTTAAAAAAGTTGATTGCTGAAAAAGATTTATACGATCCAATTCGTGTAAATAAAAATATGGAAGTCATTGATGGCCAACATACTTTAGAAGCAAGAAAACAATTAGATCTGAAAGTACCCTACATTATTATGGACTCAGATGATCCATTGGATGTTGCAAGACTTAATACAGGTCGTAAGAACTGGTCTATGGTTAATTATTTGGATCAGCACTGTGCTAGAAATAAAATGGATTATAAAATCTGTAAACAAAAGATGCAGCAGTTTGGTATCAATGTTGCAGAAGCTGTGGTCCTTTTATTAAAACAAACTTCACTGTGGTCAAGAATAAGTCATGACTTTAAAACAGGACAGTTTGTAATCCCTGCAGGTGGTATTGAACACTGCGATCGTATCGGAGTCCGATTGATGCAGCTAAAAAAATACTTCTATGGCATGGAGTCCGTGAAGAATAAAACATTTAAGAGATCAATGGTTTGTTCATACATTGTGGCGGACAGGCATCCTAAGTTTGATCCAAAACGTTTTTTAACAGCATGTAGAACTAGATCTTCTTGGTTTTTAACAGGGACATCTACTGCAGATTATGTGGCTATTATTGAACGTATCTATAACGCAGGACTTTCTCCAAAAAATAAAATTAATTTGGTTGAATTTTATAAGAGTAAAGAGTATCAAGACGTATAGGAGATAGGACAATGGATATAGAAAGATGGAAATCATGTGCTGTGGACATTGAGTCCTACACCATCATCAGAGCTATGGGTAAACAAGGTTTTAGAAGACCTGGCTCTATGATTGCAAAATTGGTAGATGATGAAATTCATAAGATAGCTAAGAAAGAAGGCAGATCTTATGAGGACATGAAAAAGAATTTACTCTCTGAGGGCAAGAAGCTGCTCAACGGTAAATAGATCCAAGGTTGGATGGTTAACCTTTAAACCGAGGGATCGAAAGGAGCCGGGAGACTGGCTCCTTTTTTTTTACTTGCAATTAAAATTTAAATAACTTAATAATCAAATCAACGTATTCCTAAGCCTAAATGAAATAAGTGGGGCTTTCAAAACACTTTATTTTCACCGAACAACGATCACAAATGTTTAACTTTTAACAAAAGGATATTTTGTGGGTAAAGCTGTTAAAAAAAGCAGTGAAGAAGCATTAAATTTGGCATTGGACAAGCTAGTAATGGTGTGTCCGAATAAAAAAACTTATGATGAGTTAACCAGTTTGATGTTTCAGTTGTATTGTGGAAATGACTTTGGTTTAGGAAATTTTAGTCTTTCTTTTCTTGAGAAAATCGAGAATAGATGGCGACTCGGTAGAAAAAAAGCAGCTGAAGCTGCTGGATTAAAGCTGGTCGTAAAAAATGTATAACCACGGTGTATTTTCCCAATCCATATCTTTTCCCGCATCGTGGTTATGCAAATGGCGAACAATACTAGTAAAAAACTAGCTGATGAGACGGTTCAGTTTGTAAAAAAAATGTCAGGAGATGGCAGAACTGAATTTATAGATCTAATCTTCGATCAATATAAATACACGCGTAATCGACAATATCCTAAACGTGAGGTTAGGAAATTTTATGAGCTTCTCTCCCGGCTTGTTAAAACATTTGGGCATTAAGTTATCTATGGAACTTACTAAACCTAAAGCATTATCTGAGCATAGGTTGTTTCAAGCTATTATTGTCCAGGCGTTAGAGGACGCATTAAATACTTCTAATTTTAAAAAAGAAACGTATTGGAAGGAAGATGCTCATAAGTGGTTTGTAGAGAATTCTGATGACTTTCAGGAGGTGTGCTGGTCAGCTGATATGGATCCCGAGATGATTCGAGGAGAATATATTAAATTACTTAGAAGTGACAAAATAAAATTTACAAAAATCCAACAGCACTGGTTGAACTATCGTGAGCTGTACAGACTGTATCGAGAGGCGGAATCTAAAGAGGAAAGAAGAGAAATTAAGAAAAAAATTGTGGAAGAGAATCTTAAGAGGTTAGGGTAGTCATGGTGGAAAAAAGTATTTTACACCTGCAGGTCTAAGAGAGCAAAAAAGACCTGCAGACGTTGTAAGGTATTTACATGACATACAAATAGTACGCATGTCCCAAGGTACCATATCCGGTAATCTGTGTCTAATGATATAGTTTATAATAATTCTAAAGTAGTTTTAGTGGTATTGGATAAGGAATAAGTAATAACGGCCACCGGACAACGAACCAGTTAAGTTGCCAAGTAGCCGTATTCATGTATCAATTCATTTTTTACTATATAGATATTCTAGAGTAATGAAAATAAAAAAGTGCTCAGGGGGTAAAAGAGGTGTATCTGGTGTATCCGAAGAAGAATAATGTATATATATCAATACTTTAAGTCACTTTTTATGGTGTATCTATGGTGTATCTATGGTGTATCTGGGATACACCACTCTTGCGGAGCAGTCATCAGTTGACTAGGGGAGTATAGTCATTACTTTGAAAAATCTATATAATAGAAATTATGATTAAAAAGATTATCTTTAATACTGCAAAAGAACAGTTTAGAAAAGCTTTCAGAAAACACAAGTCACAAGTTAGAAGATCTAAAGGAATGGCTAAAAAAGGTGTGGTGATGGGGGTGGAGCCTTATGAACTTAAAAAAATGTCAATTAAAAGACAAATAAGAAACACTAAGTTTATGGATAAATCTGCTTATTTGTCAGCTCCTAAAGTTGAATCAAAAAAATGGATGGGTAGAAAACCACAAATTTTTGGTAAAGCTTATGCATCTGATAAAAAAGGTAAAGGTATGCAAATTCCTATGATGACTGCAAAAGAAAGAGCTGCTAATCAAGATGCAATATCACAATCAGTGAGAAAATTTATTGCCGAAAAAATGGGTAGAAAAAAACTTGGTGGTGTTATAAAAGCTATGAAAGGAAGATTTATATAATGTACAAAAAAATGATGTTTGGTGGTTTACTTACTACAGGTATTAAAGCTGCTGCTAAAAAATATTTTAAAACTTCTGGTAAAACAATAACTGATTTAACAAAGATGCAACCGTTAAAAACTAGGAAGTCTGCAAAAACAGATTATGCTAGAGCATTACAAACATATGCATCTGAGATGAGTGATAAGAAAAAATTACAAAAATATATCAGAGAACAATAATGAAAAAAAACGAGTTAAAAACTGAGCACGAGTTGACTCCAAAGCAAAGATTGTTTGTTGAAATTTTAGTACAAGAGCATGGCAGTATTACACAAGCGGAAGCTTTAAAACGTGCAGGTTACGAAAGTAAAAGTATAGAAACTGCACGATCACATGCATCACAATTATTAAATAGAAAAGTAAATCCACATATTGCAAAATATTACGATAAAAGATTTGAACAAGAAATTAAGATGTACGAAAGTGACAACCTTAGACGTTACAAAAGATTAGAAAGACTTGCCAATAAAGCTGAGAAAAAAGATCAATTTGCTGCAGCTATCAATGCAGAATATAGATCAGGACAATTAGCAGGTGCTTACGTTGATAGAAAAGAAGTTACAGTAACTGGTCTGGAGGGTATGTCACGTGAACAACTTGAAAAGAAATTGGAAGAACTATCCCAAAAAATTGATGGATACAACGCCAAAACAATTGAAGTTAAGTCAGAAGACGTTACAACAATTGAGAGCAGCTAGTTGGCCCGATTGGTTAGACGCTTTTAATCAAGTACATAACTCCACTCTGGTAACATCAGTTGGTAAAATAAAGGTAGAAATTGATGAATAGAAAAAAGATCAGTGCACCTAAAAGAATTAATTCTGAGATAGATAAATATCCTATGGTTTCTGTAGAATGGTTTGACATTGTTTCGGACAGCTCCTGGACAAGCTTTGATGCTTTAAAGAAATCTAATTTAGCTACCTGCATCACCAAAGGTCATCTCCTAAGTCAATCAAAAGGTGTCACTAGATTGTTTGGAGACTATTCATTTGCAGAGAATGGTAAGGACATAGAATCGATTGGCAACACCACTATTATCCCTAATTCAGTTATCAAAGAAATAAAAAAACTTAGTTAATTATGTCAGATAAAAAAAGAGAAAGTTTGCTTTGGCAGAAAGTAAAAAAAGGACTTAGTGAATGCTTTTTAACCCGCATAGAATCTAGCACAATTAATGGAATTCCTGATATTCATGGCGTACATAAATCTGGTGTTTTTTGGTTAGAATTAAAATCAGATAATCTTAATTATCCTAATCTAAACAAGTGGCAAGTTGTATGGATAAACCGTTATATCAAAGCTGGTGGAACTGTATTTATCATACATGAAAACTTGGGTAAGACCCTCTCGCAGAGACGTATAGAACTGTACAGACCGGTGTCCAGTTTCACTGATCCTCGTTCTCTTGTTCCTCGTTGCTCGTTCTCGGCTACCGGTCAGTGGAGCACCATCCAGCATCACCTGCTCAGGGAGCTGGTGCAGCGTGATCCTGAACAGCAGGTGGCATAAACCTCGTTCTCGTTTCCTGGCTACGTTACTTACCCTCTTTGTTAACGTAGCCTGGTGACGGGACCAGCAGCGTAGAGCTCGTTCTCGGTGTCAAGTAGAAGCTCGTTCTCGTTTTCGTCATACTCTTTCACCCCCGCTGGTGAAGCTCAGGATACTGGTGCGGATCAGGAGGCGTGTGGGAATTTTTCTGGACAGCAGGGAAGAAATGTGTAATGTGAAAAAG